GAAGTTCACCGCCTCCTCACCCACAATAGCGGGCAAGGTGCGCAAAGTCTCGGCGAGGCGGTTCTGGAGTTTGGCAAAAGCGTCTTCAGCTGTCGGCATAATTGTTTGGTATTAAGATTGTTTTGTATATTTGCAATAGAAGCGGCTTGCGGTTAGGGAGCGTTTCGGTCTCATGCCGAACCCCTATTTGAGCCGCTTTCTTTGTATTACAACGTTACCGCTGATGATAATTATTTCGGTTGGTTTCTCTCCAAAATAATCTTTTAATACATCATCAAAGTCGAGCTGCAGCCCTTTTGGGAAATAAAGAATGCAAGTCTGAGCTCCTTTTTGGACGGACTGCGCCACTCTTTTGCGAATAGTATTAGGATTGTTTCCTTCGAGGGTTTTAATCTCTGCCGACAAATTATTGAGTGTCCCTTCCACGTGTTTTTTGAAGCCTTTTTCGCTTTCCAAAATTATACTGTGCCCGTCGCTGAAGAGAATGTTTTGCACCTCTTTCTCGTAGTGGCCTTTTACTACATCAAACCTATGATCCTTATGTGTGGCTTTCAGCCCTGCATTATCGCCAAACTGCACATCCGTATAACGATCATCATTCAGCAGTTCGGTGTATTTGCTCCAGCGATCGGCGTACTTTTCGGACTTGCTTAAAACTTCTTCCGGCGTCTCCGCGATATACTTATTCTCCTTCGTAAAAACCTCACCCGTTTTGCCCGTATTATTTTTAAAGGCTTCCGGGATCTCAATTTCTTCCCACGCACTGGTATTGGTCGGCACGCCACGGCGCAGCCTTCGCACGGTCGTACGGCAGTTAAAGTGGTTCGGTGGAAAAAAGTAAGCCAGTCGCGGATCATCTACCGTACAGATCACGCCATCCAGCGGCGCGCAGATATCAGACGTGCGGCCATCGCGTACCACATCGAACTGCGCAAACGGAAAAATATGCTTATCTCGCTGGATCTCCTGCCAAAGCCGCGACATTTGTGCGCCGGCCACAGCCGTATCGTATTCCGTTTTCAGATACCGGTTACTGGCACCTACCACAAACAGCGCTTCGCGTTTAAACTCATTCCAGGGCCGTAGGCTGCCATCGGGCCGCACCAGTAAATTGCTGAGGCGCACACAGTCGTTATAATTTTTTGCTACGGCAAACTTCCAGGTGTTGCGCTTCAGGTATTCGCGCATGGCATAATCGGGGCTGTCGTAATCCACTTCGCCGAAACCTTCGTCAACACCGCTTGCCAATTTGCTGCCGGTTGCTTTAATGACGGACTTACTCACCGGTTCGCCGCTACCTTTCTCTTTGTAAATATCGCGGATGGCTTCGGTCCATTGCGCCGCCAGCAAGTCTGCCCAGTCGGGATCACCTGCCGCCAGCGTTTGGAAAGATCCGCTGTGATCGTGTCCGCAGCAGCCGTAGTATTCCTGCTCAAGCTGATTCCAGTCCAGCTCCTCGTGTAGCGTAAGTTCTACCGAGGAGCGTGGGCGAAAAAATCCTTTAGCTTCTCAAAAAATGAAAGTTCACGGGCGGTTAGCTTTTGCGCTTTCGGCTTTTCTTTTTCGTCTTTTTCCAGGCTTTCTTCCTCATCTTCCGTAAGATCATCTAATCCTTTTTTAACCGCAGCCGCGCGTTCGGTCGCTTTCTTGCCTTTTGGCAAACCGAATTCCTCGTAGAAATAATCATCATCCACGCCCTCGGCCGTTGCGCTATCTACAGACAGTGCGATTTGCAGCTTTTCCTGCGGCGTGGCTTTTTCCTTTTCAATAAAGTTAAACCAGCCGTTTTGTACCGGATAACCGCGTTTCTCCAAAAGCGGCAGCAGCATACGGTTCAGCACCCGCTGTACGTAGCGACGATCTGCCTTATTCAGGTCGTTCTCCACTTCCAGGTGAACCTTTCCCTGCGCCAGGCTGGAACCATCCATTGTGGTCATGGTCTGGGAAACAATGCCGATTAATATTTGCTGGTCGCACCATTTCAGGAAGCCCTCGTGTACCGGTGCGCCTTTGCTGCCCGCCTCGCCGATTACCTTAATGTCGCCTTTGTTGCTCATCGTTACCGAACCGGCCGCTCCGCGTTTGCGGAAGGCGTTCTCCATTTCTTCACGGCCGCCCTCATCTTCCGGATCGTAGAGGCCGGCAAGGATCGGAATGCCGAAGAGTTCGCAGAACTGCGCATAATCGGAGCCGCCGTTTCTTTTAAAAATAGCGTAGGGCGCGACGCGCATCAGCGTGCCCAGATCGTCATCTTTGCCCAGGTTCAACAGGAACGGGTCATTTTCATACGGAATACCGTCGTGGTCGGAAAGGCTTCGCAGGATTTGTTTCTTCTGCGTCTGCAGATGGCCGCGCGGCACTGAAAACAGTTTGAAACCATCTTTAAACGATAGTTCAATGACGGTTTTTCCCATCAGTTTGGTGAGCATGATCTCGGTGAGCAAGTCCTCAAATTCCGGCGTGTCGATGAAATCGGCCATCACATCGATCTCTTTGCCGTCACTCAGAAATTTCAGGTCGAAGTTGGTCACGGCGCGGATACGCTTATCGATCGCATCGGCTAAGACAGGATCCATCTGGATCAGATTGCTGAACAAATTAATAAGCAGTGCGCGGTTGCCCCGGTCGGCAGCGCGCACGGCATTAGTACACGAGCTGATATCAATCGTTTCCCGCCGGATCGGGTTTACTACCAGCACCTGCGATATTTTCAGACCGTTGTTTTTCGGGCGGTTTTCTTTCGCCTGTGCGGCGAGCGTCTGTACGTTTTCCATCTTTAAAAATAGTTTTCGCGTTTTGGGTTGGAATGCATGGTGAAACTGGTGCCGGCACCGTCGAGCGGCGGCAGTTTCGGGAAGTTGGCCGGCATACCTTTATAAACAGCGGTTAACCAGTTCACCGCTTCCTGATATCGGAATTTCTTGTCTTCATAATCGATGGAAGGATTCGCCAGGCCTACCAGTTCCCACAGAGCAATGTCTTTAATAAACTTGAGCAACAGGGGCGAGCGGTCCGCGCCGGTTTTGTCAAAAATCTGGGCGGTTACATAATGGCGGCTTAGTTTGCTTTCGGCGTATTCAATCGCCATATCGATACACGCCAGCGCGATGGTCTCATCGCCGCGGATAATGGCCTGTATTTCCTCCTCGTAGGCGTGCGTACTGAGTTCTTCGGGGGTTAGATACATTCTATTAGATGTTAGAGGGTTATATGTGAGATATTAGACTTAATACCGGCGGGTGTTGGCCGGGCGTTCATAAATCGTAGGCGGTGCGCTGTTTTGCGCATTTCGAATGATGTAATTGATTTTCCAAACGGCACCTTCCACGGCATCCGGGCCGTCGTCATTGGCTTTACTTTTTGGCGAAAGTGCCAGGAACTGGAAGGCCATGTTTTCCATGTAGGGCTTTTTCTCCAGCTTCTCGTTGAAGATGAGTTTGCCCGCACGGTTCAGCGGTTCCAGCAGCGACTCGATCCGGTAGAATTTGTCCGGCTTGGTTCGGTCGTCGGCCTTCAGTGACAGCGTGACGCCGTGGCGTTTGTTTGCAAGCTTTATTTCGTCTTTCAGCGTCTCGTCGATCCACGGCCACTCGATAAAAAAGTACACCGCCGTTTTGCTGCTGACCAGATCGAGGATCTCAAACTGCCAGTCGAGCATTTGCGCCACGCTGGTCTGATCGTCGCCTACCCAGATAACATGATACTCGTCGCGCCACTTGCCGACCAAGGCCGTCGCTTTGTAGTCGCCCTTCTTTTTATACGAAGGGTCCGTGTAAGCAACCAAGAACTTATAATCTTTCAGCGGCCGCATCTTGCCGTAGTGAATTTCTTTAAATACCTTACCGATCTTCAGCGGGTTGTTAAAGTACTCACCCTGCACGCTGGCCATGCTGATTTTCGACAGTACGCGATCAATGTGCGTCTCGGTGTTTTTGTTCGGCCAGGTGGATTTTCCGTCCTTATCTCGGATGTTCACGATCTCGTAGAAATCCGCTTTTTCCATCGCCTTTTTGATGCAGCAATAGTCGGCGATAATGTTACCGTTAAAGAGGACCAGCAAAGGATTGGAGATGGACCGCGTAGCATATAACGCCTTTTCGAACCATTCCCATTTTTTGTCCACCATTTCGGGATTTCGGCAGTCCTCGTCGGTATCGAAGTCATCCACCAGAATAGCATCCGGCCGGATTTCTTCATTACGCGCACCCCTTGGCGCGTTACCGGCACCTACGGCAACAAACATGGCACCGGCGCGAATGGTGAACTGATCCGTTTTCCAATGGCCGTGGTTCTGCTGCCGCCCGTAATCGTTTATGATCCTTTGGTTTTTCTCAAAGGTGAGTTTAAACGGTTTAAGCAAACGCTCCGCACTGTCAGAAGTGGCGGAGGCAAGAATGATAAACCGCTTTCTCTTAGTTAAAGCCAGGTAACAAAACTCCATCATGGCCCGCCCGGACTTCGCGAGCTCACGGGACCAGGGCCGCACTTCGTACCACTCATCATTTCCCAGAATCCTTTTGGTGGACTTGGTATGGAATGGCATCGGCTCCGAGGTGTAGTATTTATGGAAGTAGTATTTAAACCATTCCTCGGGATTGGCTTCGAGCTTGCGGATCCGTTCGCGCTTGGCATCTTTCGGCTCCAGCGGATCCACGGCGCCGGCTTGTTTGGTGGAGCTGTAGTAATTTTCCCAGAAGTCCAGCGCGCGACGATCGTCCGGCGTTTGTCGTTTCAGCAGTTCCATTACAATTTTGATTTAATGAAGAGATCAGAATAATCGGCGATCATCTGCGCATGCTCCAGGCTTTCCTTTCGAACAAAATCCAGGAACTGTACCTGTACACTGATGGCATCGGCAAGGCCCAGGCTTTCGGCTTCGAGATCCTTAATATCACGAATAAGTTTTCGGCGCACGTCGGCGGTTTTGCTATCGGCAAATTGCAGCACGGAGTCTTTAATAAAGTCATTCAGCCGCTCCAGCTCATCCATCAGGTTGGCGTGCTGCTGCTGGCGAGTCAGTACGATATTTTGTTTAAGCTTGCGCCACTGGCCGTCCTCAATCCACTTACCGATCGTTTTCTCACCCACGCCCACGCGCTCGGCCAGTTCCTTTTGGGTTGTAATGTTATCGCGGGTGTAGAGCAGTTTGGCGTGCTCTTTCAGCCGCTCCTGCTTTTCCCTGGTTAATCTTGCCATGCTTATTAGTTTGCACAAAGGTGCCGCGAACGCGCTAAAAAAGGAAACCAATGTTTTTAAACACCCTGTAAACAAAGGTATTATACCCTTTAATTAAAGGTAATTAGAATCACCGGTTTTTAAATAATTCGATAAAAACGAACCTTTGCCCTGCATAAAGACCGGAAACGCCGGCAACCCTAAAAAAAGACCGCTTCACATGAGCAAAAAGACCTTTATCCTGAATGATGAGAATGTTAAGAACTCCTACGGGTTCCGTGTACTTACCGCCGGCATCGGCATGGAGCGGTTTAACGCAAATCCTGTTTGCCTTAACAACCACTCCAACCATACGAAAGATGTACTGGGCGCATGGACTAATGTTAAAGCGGACGGCGCACTCTTAACCGGCGCCGTTGATTTTGATACGGAAGATGCAGACGGCAAAGAGGTCGTGCGCAAGGTAGAAGCCGGCAAACTGAAAGCGTGCAGCATCGGAATTATGATCGAGCCGGAGCATGTGCTGGCACTGGAAAACGGCGATGTCGTAGTGACAAAATGCGAACTGATGGAAGCCAGCATCGTGGCCGTGCCAAGCAACGCGAACGCGGTGGTGCTTTATAGCCAAGAGGGCAACCCGCTTACCGAGCAGCAGACCAAACAGATCGTGCTGGCCGCCCAAACTGCAAAACCATTTACAAAACCCGATAACCCAGATAACATGAAAATTCTCTTATCCCACCTGCAGCTGGCCGAAGGCTCCACAGAAGCTGCCGTGCTGGAAGCCATTAAAGGTATTGAGGCGAAACTGACCGCCTCCGAAAACAAAAACGTGAAGTTACAGGCGGATTATGATGCGCTGAAAAAGGCAGAGGCAGACCGCCAGACCGCAGAACTGAATGCGCTGCTGGACGGCGCCGTGAAAGATGGCCGCATTGATGCCGCCGCTAAAGCAACCTTTGCCGAGCTGTCTTACGACCAGGCAACCAAGCTGCTGGCTACTTTCAAACCGCGCGAGTCCGTAGAGGGGCAAATTGATAAGCCCGCTGCTGCCGCCGCAAAGTATGAAAAGCTAAGCTTTGAAGATTTGCGCAAGCAGAACAAACTTGCCGCACTGAAGGCAGAATTCCCGGACATCTACGAACAGAAGTTTGAGGAGCAATTCGGCCACAAACCGGGCGAAAAATAATAACTGATAACCATCAAAACCCAAATTAAACCATGAGTTTACAAGTAGAAATCTGGGACCGCGCGATCCAGGAAAAACTGCGAGACGATAATACTTTTCTGGAGGCCATCTCTGATGTGCAGGACAGCAATATTATTAACGGCTCTATCGTGCACATCCCGCAGGCAGGCGCGCCCTCCGCGGTGGTGAAAAACAGAACCACGCTGCCGGCCGAAGTGAAACAACGCCAGGACGGCGAAGTGTTGTACAAGATCGACGAGTACACCACCGATCCGGTGCACATTAAGCACAGTGAAACCGTAGAGCTTTCCTACGATAAGACCAGATCCGTACTGGATCAGGACATCGCCAACTTGTCCGATGAAGTAGCTGAAGGGATGCTGACCAACATGGTCGTAAGCCCGGTGGGTGATAATGCGGCCTTGCCGAAGTCGCACATCCTGATGACCTCCGGCGCCGACATCGCTGCGACCGCAGATGGAGCCACCGGCCAAAGAAAAGCCTTTGACCTGAGCGACCTGCAGAGAATGCGCGGTTTGTTGAAAAAGCAAAAAGCGTGGACCGAGGGGCAAATGTTCGGGCTGCTGACCGCCGAAATGGAAGCACAATTATTCCCGGCAAACAGTATGCTGACGGCCACGTATATGGCTGCGGTAACTGAGGAGGAACGCAGATCCGGCGTGATGTACAAAGTGCAGGGCTTTAAGCTGTACAGCCGTGGTACGGTGTACACGCTGACTCCTGCCAAAGACTTTAAGGCATTCGGTGCGGTGGGAACTGCGACCGACTGCGAGGGCTCCATTTTCTGGAATAAAAATATGGTAGAAAAGGCAATCGGTACGACCGAAGCTTTTGAACGCCTGAAAGACCCGCAGTGGTACGGAGACATTTACTCCTTCCTGGTGCGAATGGGTGGCCGTGCGAAGCGCAAAGGCTACGAAGGCGTGGGCGTGCTGATGCAGGCGCCTGCCGTGTAAGAACACTTTTTTTCTTTTTCATATCAGCCGGTCCGGCGGGGCCGTAACTCCGCCGGACTTTTTTAAAAACAAAACCAACCATGCAACTAACGCCCAACTTCAATACAAAAGAGTTTGCCTGCAAAGATGGCTCACCCGTGCCGGATGAGCTGCTGTCAAACGTGAGCAAACTTGCAAAAAACTTACAGGTCCTGCGCGATCACCTGGGTAAACCGATTGTAATCAACAGCGGTTACCGTACGCCGGCGTACAACGCCCGAATTGGCGGTGCCCCTGCCTCGCAGCATAAGCTGGCAAAGGCGTCCGATATAAGGGTATCAGGCATGACCAGCGTACAAGTGCAAAAGGAAATCCTGAAGCTTATCGCCGCAGGAAAAATGCACAATGGCGGCGTAGGCCTTTATAACACTTTTGTACACTATGATGTGCGGCCCGGTGCTGCCAGATGGGATTTAAGAACCAAATAAAAAAATGACACCCGAACTGCCGCAACCCTTCGGACAGGAAGACATCCGACAGGACCCGAAAGCGGTGGTGATAGCATTGCTGATTGGCCTGCTGCTGCTGTTTGGCAGTGTGATCGGGGTGCTCTACTACCGGAAAGAGGAGCAAGACAACAAATGCACGGAGAAAACAGACAAGCTCTATGAGGCGATGATCCGCGTACGAAATGAACGCATCACCTTCTACGAGCAAATGATTTTCTACAAGCAGGAAAACGAAATATTAAAACGGCGCGACAGCCTCACGAAAGGCAAAACGCTGCCGTATGTGGAAAAAATATTGGAATGAAAACAAAACTTTTAATCACCGCGATCATTTGCATCACTGCGATGCTGGTCCTGAGCGTTCTTTTAAACTTCCGCCAGAACTGGCAGCTGGACCAAAAGGACATCCACTTCAGCAAACTGCTGGAGCAAGGCGGGCAGAACACCGTAACCGACCATTATACGAAAGATAGTATCACCCATACGATCTACCAGGAAAAAATGATTACCAACGGGATCGCCGAAAAAGAGGCAGCGCTCGGCAAGTCTTATGCAGACAGCCTGCAACGGGCTTTAAAGGTGAGCCTGGCAAAAGTGGACCAGGCAACCAAAATACAGGCACAGCTGGAGGCAAGGCTTGCACTCAAGGAGCAACCCGCCACAGAAACCGGCCGCAAAGTCCTGAGCCACCGCGATAAAAACCTGCAACTGGATTATTACCCGGATACGGACAGCGTGAAGCTCGCAATGGATATCAGCCTAAACGAAGCCAGGTACAGCAAAAGAAAATACCTCCTCGGGCCGCGACAGCACTACATCGACATCTCCGCCAATGATCCGCGGGTTACGATTAAAGGGCTGAAATCATTCACTGTAAAAGAAAAACCACAAAAGAGGCTCGGCATCGGTGTGAGCGCCGGATATGGGATCACACATCATAACAACGCTATTTACACGACACCTTACATCGGTGTAGGCCTTAATTACAACCTAATCGAATTTTAAAATTACAGACATGTCAAAAATTAAAAATCCGTTTGCCCTCGCAGCCATTGCGCTGTTTGCGGCGCACAAAGAATTAAACCAGGTTTATATCACTTCCGACGGGCAGGGCTTCACCAACGGCCACAAAGCCGACGATCACGCGAAGTACCTCGACAACAAAGAGGTGCAGAAATTCAAACGCGACTTCGAAGATGATTACTCTGAAGGCGACGGCGACAGCCAGATCGAAAAGGTCGTTAACCTGGAAGATGAAAAGCTTCGCGCGCAGCTGCTCGCAGATTACGAAAACCTGTACGGCGAAAAAGCCCCGGATCACCTGGATACTGCTGCACTTACTGCCGAAGTAGCCAAGAAGCGCGACGAGGCAAAAGGCGGCGCAGAGAATACCGAAAACAAAGGTAAAAACCCGGATGCCGACACCGAAAAGCAAAGCGACCGCGAAAAACTGGCCGCTGAATATAAAGAACTGTTTGGCAAAGAACCGGCGCACAATGCGAAGACGGAAACCATTGCCGAAAAGATCGCAGAAAAGAAGGCTGCAAAGTAATTTAATAACCATTTAAACATAAATAAAATGCCAGAAGTAAAAACATACGGCCTTAAAAGCATCAAGTTTGGTGTAGCGGCTGAAGATGGCACCATGCCCACGCCGATGACGGCGCTTTTCCGCACGTACCGCGACTCGGTATCCTTCGTGGAAGATGATGCCGACGTGCAGGATGAGTACAGCGATCAGGATGATGCGCCTGTGATCTCCATTGGTACGAAAGGCAAGAAGACCATTAAAGTTTCCACCTTCGACTACAGTCCCGAAGTGCTTACTGCGATGAAAGGCGGCACCACGCTGAATGGTCAATGGGTGGAACCGGTAGGATTCCAAACCATTCATAAAGCAGTAGAAATTACGACGGATACTGACCTTCCGTTCCAGTGCTCCAAAGTGCAGATCTTCACAAAGTTCAACGCAGAATTTAAGAAGAAAGGCCTTGCGCTGCTGGAAATCACAATGGTGCCGCAGGTACCTATCAAAATCGGTAAGAAAACAGGACCATAACCATGAACGCGGAAAAGAAAACCGCCAACATACTAATGCAAAGAGGCGTAGCGGTTCCGGTCGCCGCGCCTCTTTTTTTTAGGCTGTTGGGAAAGAAGAAAATAGATCTGGTGGTTCGGGCGCCCACCTTAAAAACATCGCTGCGCGTGGCGGAGCAGTATCTGAGCCTGGGCATTGAAAATACCGGAGAAATGGGACTGCCGGAAGCCTTCCAGCTGATGAGGTCACACGGCAAGGCAGTTACCCGGATAATCGCCCTTTGCATATCGCCTACCTGGTGCCGGCCGCTCACCTGGCTGTTGCAGCGCAGGCTGACACACCGAGAGCTGAGCAACTTGTTTGCGCTGATCGTAGTGTACGGCGGTGTGGAGGATTTTATAAACACTATCAGATCTCTGGAAGCGACGAGGATTACGAAGCCGATGAATCTGAGTCCAAGCGAGCCGACGAGTTAACAAGCGAAAGCTTCCATAGCGTCGCCGGATTTATTTGCCACGTGGCTGATAAGACCGGATGGAGCAAGAAGGAAATCCTAAACAGCAGTTTACCCGAGTTGCTGATGTATCTGGCCGATGCGCCAAAAATGACCCGCAAAAAGAAAACAACAAAATTTGAGTCGGACGACGAACTCGCCGCCTGGCTCGGAGCTGAATAAAAGAATATGAGCGACCTGGATCCGATAGAACTGGAAATCGTAATGAATACGACGGAGCTGTTTGCCGAAGCTAAAAAGGTAATAGCGGCGGGGGCAGAGATTGATGCCGTTAAGCCAGTTATAAAAGTTGATACGGCTGATCTTGAAAGAGTGGCTGCGGAGGCGGAAGCCGCCCGCGCTGGTTTTGCTTCCTTTATTGCAGAGCTTAGCCGCAATAATACTGCACTTGACGAGCGGGCAAAACTTACGGAACAGGCTTCCGCCGCAATTGAAAGGCACCGTGCCGTAATTGATGACTTGCAAAAAAGGATTGAAGATACTTTTGACCCAACGCAAATTGCCCTTTATAAGTATCAGGCTGAGCAGGCAAACAACGCCATTAACGGATTAGTTGAAGCTGCCAATGCAAAAGTCGAGGTAATGAATACCGCCGAGCTGGAAGCTGCAAATGACAGGATACGGGAAGCGCAGGCATTGCTGGATAAAATAAGCGATTCGACCATTGATGTTTCCTTTGCCTCTCCAGAGGAGTTGGAAATACTTTCCAGCGAAATTAATAAGACCGAAGATGCCTTTCAGCAGCTCGGCACTGTAATCGATTTCGTTCAGGCTAAGATGAGCGGTATGGACCCTAATTCTGTGGAGTTTGGCGAGCTCTCGGAAGATATACGGCAGGCAAATGAGATGCTCGGCAGAACCCCCGTCCTGTATGATGCCACCGGCAACAGCATCGATCAGATGCGCGATGCATTAAAATTATTTCAGGATCAGCTCGCAGCCGAAACAAATCCGGAGTCTATACAAATTTTAAATCAGAATATCCAGACACTTGAGGAAGGAATAAAAGCGGTTAAAAATTCAGGAAAAACAGGCTTTGATGAGTTTGGAAATAAACTCAAAGAACAAAAGGAGGTAACATTAACGCTTCAAACTGAGCTAAAGTCATTGGTTGATCAAATGGCAAAACTGCGGCTTGCAAATAAGAGCAATACGGCAGAGTACGAAGAGCTGAGAAACAAAGCGGCCGAGGTGCGAACAGCTATCGCATCGACCAACAAAGAAATAAACAGCAATACCATCACCCGCACCTCATTTGACCGTTTAATTCAGGTAACCGCGGGGATTACTGCAGGCTTCACGATGGCTCAGGGGGCAATTGCCCTTTTCGGTAGTGAAAACGAGGAAGCGCAAAAGGTTATACAGAAAGTAACCGGCGCTATGGCTGTTTTGCAGTCTCTGCAGCAGGTACAAATTCAGCTTAAAACTCGCGACACGGTGGCAACCGGAAGCCAGACGGCCGCACAAGCTGCTTATTCTCTCGTAGTCGGAACATCTACCGGTGCCCTAAAACTTTTTAGAATTGCCCTTGCTGCAACAGGAATCGGGTTAATTATTATTCTTCTGGCGTCCCTCATTGCTAATTGGGACAAAGTGACGGCCTCCATTAAAAAGTCGTTTCCTGCGCTTGAGGGATTTGGTGGTAAACTCGACAAAATGAAGTCGTACATCATGGGCTTTCTACGTGCTTACCTTTCGCTTTATGAGACAGTTTTTAAGACCATCATGAAGTTGATTAACCTTGATTTTAAAGGAGCATTAAATGAAATCAAGCAAACTGGCGAGAATGCAAAAAAAAGCTTTAATGAGGGGAAAGCCGAGCAGGACCGGGCGAATTTGATTAACAGAAATCGTGAAAAGGTTAAGAAGGCTTTGGAAACTTACAATCGGGAAACCGATTTGATAGAAAAGCGAACAGGCAAAACTCAGCACGACCGGCGGGCTAAAGCTGCTGCGGCGGAAGCTACACTATACGATAAGGGCACAAAAGAATATGAAGAAAAAATGCATGATCGCAATATGATAATTGCGGACAGGGAAAAAGAGCAAAACGATATACAACAAAGGGCCGCTGATAAGCGAAATAAGGCGGCAGAAGCTGCGGCGCAAAAAGCGCAGCGAATTGCTGAGCAGGCTGCTGAAGCTCGTGAGAAAGTGCTTGAAAAAATCAGAGTGATTGAGGAGGAGTTCGAAAATAAGCGTACGGAGGGAAACGCAATTGCGACGATTCAAAAGAAGTATGACAAACTACGTAAGGAAGCTGAAAAGGTAGGGGTAAGCAAGCCTGACATTATGCGTATTGATATTACGGAAAAGAAGGAAATAGGCGACCAGCAATATCGCCAGCAAACCGCCGAGTACCTCAAACACCTGGAGGAGGAAAAAGAACTCTTTGCCGCTTATGAAGCATTAAAGGAAAAGGTGGGCACCGATGCCGCACGCGAACGCTACGGCGCGCAATTAAAGGAATTCCAGAGCTACGGAGAAAGGCTGCAGGGCGAAATTGCCGCACTGGAAAAAGCCGGGGCCACTGAAGGCCCGCAGCTGGAAAGACTGCAAGAATTAAAGGACCGGCTGGATGAGTTTAACCGCACGCAGCTGCAGGCTGAACAACAGCGATACGCAGAGGCTTACGAAGCCGCCATGACGCACCAGGAAAAGCTGGCACAAATTGAACGCGATTACCAAGCCCAACGCCTGGAACTGGAGAAAATAACCGATGAGCAACTGCGCGCGGCCAAGATCGCCGAGCTCGACCTGCAGAAAAACGCGGCAATTGACACGGCCAATGCGGAGGCTTTTGCCAAGACCGAAATATTTACCCGCCTCAGCGAAAACCTGATCGGCATCACCCGCCGCGACTTAAAACTAAGAATCCAGGCTTTAAAGGAATATCTGCAAATCTCTACCGGCCTAACCGATGAGCAAAAGGCGAAAATGCAGAAGGAGTTGCAACGCGCAGAGAAAATGCTCGGCGCCACGCAGCAGCAGACCAAAATAAACCAGCTGCTGCAACGCCGCCAAACCATTCTGGAGGCAATGCAGGGTTATGGACAAAAGTCCACCGATGATGCCGAAAAACTCAAAAACGAATGGATTGAGATCAACCGCCTGATTAAAGAAGCGGCCGCCGATCACCTGCGACAGTTCGCGCAATACGCACAGGATGCCTCCGGAATTTTCGGGCAAATGGCCAGCGCGGTTGGTGACAGCAACGAGGGCCTGAGTGACACGCTTTCCACCATTGGCGAAATTGCGGGTATTGCCGGTAATGCTGCCACTGCATTCGCCTCCTTTGCAACCGGTGATATTGTGGGCGGAATTAAGTCGGCAATTTCTGCCATCTCCGGTATTTTCTCTATTGGTAAAAAATCCCGCGAATCCGAGCGCAAGGCTAATGAGGAAATGCGGAAGTATTATGAAGAAATGGCGGAAAAGGAACGCGCGTACCAGCGAATGCTGCGTGAGCGTGAGCGCCAAATCATCCGTAATAACAAGTTAACGCTGGATGGCCTGCGTGACTCGTTTAAACTGATGGGCCAGCAGCAGGGACAGATACAAAGCCAATACGAGCGCCTGCTGCAGCAAATCCAGGGAAGCGGGCAGCAGGTGACCGGGCAACATACGGAAAAATACGGCGGCTTTCTCGGTATCGGCAGAAAAACCCGCGTGGTGCAGGATCTTGCCGGCGTGGGAGGCATGGGCTTCGACCAGCTGGAGGCACTCTACGAACAGGGTAAGCTGACCGAAGGAACGGCCAAACTTTTCGAGCAGCTGCGTAAGCTTAAAGAAGAAGGTGCAAATGTGGCGCAAACACTGGAAGACCTGGCACGCGAAGCGCGCGAGCTCTGGACCGGAACCACGGCCGACAGCATCACCGATGCCATTGTAGACGGTTTCCGAAATGGCTACCGCACCGCTGAAGATTTCGCAGACAACTTCGAGGATATGATGAAGAATGCCATGCTGAACAGCTTTAAATATAAAGTTGTTGAAAAGCAGATTGAGGCATTTTATAACAACTTCGCAGCGGCCGCGGATGAGGGCGGCCTGAATGAAGAAAAGATCGCACAGCTGCGCGAACAGTACGCAGCTATGATTGCCGCGATGGGTGAAGAATTCAACAACCTGGCGAGCATCACGGGCTTAGGCTTCGAGGAGTTTAGTGCAAACAGTCTGCAGGGTGCCTACAAAGCAGCAAGCCAGGAAAGCATTGACCTGCTTGCCGGACAAACCGGCGGCATGCGCCTGGCGCAATTGGAAACAAACCAGATTTTGCGCAATGGATACGCGCAGCAGCTGGAGCATGCGAGCCACAGCATCAGATTGCAAATCCAGATTGAAGAAAATACCCGCCGCACGGCTAATAATACTGAAGTTTTACCGCTGTTGCATGATACTTTAAAACGGGTTGAAAGTGTATTGAAAGAAAACAAAAACGCGCTGGGAAGCATAGGAATTAAATAATATGGCACTTACTACAGCTACTTACAAAGATACCCTGAACGGGGTGAACCTGCTGACCGGGTTCGGGATGGTCATTCAGACAGGGGCCGCCGCGCTGCTGGAATTTCCGGAGCGGAAAGAAGGCATTAAATATGACTGGCCCGAGGAAAACGGCACCCAGTACGACCTCGCCGCGCCGCGTTTTAAGGATAAAGAAATTACGCTGCGCTGCGCGATCCTGAAAGATACGCACACGCAATTCTGGACGGCGTACAACGCGCTTTTCGTGCAGCTTAGCAAGCCGGGCACACAGGCGCTTTACATCGACGATCACGGAAAAACGTACAATGTTTTTTATAAAAAATCCGGCGCTTTCAATATCCGTCTCAAGCGGCTTAAAAATGTTTCTAAGGTGTTTGTAAAATTTGACCTAACACTTCAGGTAGTATCATGAATTACACAATAAAAAGAGGGCCACTGAATGTGCTGACGGTGCGGCCGGAGGGTAAGATCAGCCGCAAGATCATGGCGGAGGAGATTGTGGATATGTCCTTTAAACTGCCGCAATTCACCAAGCTGCAAATCGGCGACCGCGTGGAGGTCTTCGGTAATACCTATTTCATGGCCACCGAGCCGCAGGTGCAGAAGGTCAGTGCCCGCGAGTTTGTGTACACGGTGCAGTTTACCGGCATTAAGTACAGACTGGCCGAAGTGCAGCTGCTGTTTCCGGACAGTGAAAACGAACTGACAGTGCCGGATTTTAGCATTATGGGCACGGCCGAAACGGTGCTGGACCTGATTATCCAAAACGCGAACCGGCTGCAAACCGGCTGGACAAAAGGCGTGGTGGACCAAACGGAAACCAAGCTGATGACCTTCGGCGGGCATAATTGCCTGACGGCCGTGGCAAAAGTGGCCGAGGAGTTCGGACTGGAATTCTGGATCGACGGCGATAAGAGCATCCACTTTACCGAACGTAAAGGGGTAAGCGGTTATACGTTGGAGTACGGCCGTGCTAAAGGTTTGCGCGGCCTGAATCGCTCGCCGCTTTCCGGTGCCAACCTCATCACGCGGCTGTATGCGACCGGCAGCGAACGCAACCTGCCAAAAAATTACCGCAACGGCCAGACCCGACTGCGCATGGATGTGCCCTTTCTGGAAAAAAACGTACTGGAGTACGGCATCATAGAGCATACCGAAAAGTTTGAGGATGTGTACCCGAAGCGCATCGGAACGGTGACCGCAGTGGACGCGGCCAGCCCTTTTATTTTTACGGATGCTACGTTGGATTTTGATTTAAACGAGGCGGACAGCAACGGCACTAAAATACTAATCCCGAAGGTGCCGGCAAAGGTGATCTTCCAGACGGGGCAACTCGCCGGGTACCGGCTGGAAATCCGGGACCACGGCTACAATACCGCGACCAAGACTTTTATCTTAAACAAAAACGAAGACGAGCGCGCGCTGGAAATCCCAAATGAGCTGATGCGGCCGGCGGTGGGTGACACGTATATCTTAGAGGACATTTACATGCCCGCTGCGTACGTGACTGCTGCGGAAGCTGAGTTAAAAATGAAGGCACAGGATTACCTGGACGCGAACAGCCTGCAAAGGTTCACGTATGCCGCCGTGGCAGATCCGATCTACTTCCGGGCAATGAATATTAATATGCAGCTCGGCAATACCGTGAATCTGCAGGATCCTGATTTTTTGACAAATGATGATATCCGCGTAGTGACGATTGTGCAGGACCTGAATGATCCGCACGATGTGCAGTTTGAGCTGGCCGATGTGGCCACGCTCACCGCGATCACCCGCGAATATTTCGAGCAGGAAAATAACCAGACGATTATTCAGCAGGGAATTAAATATAATGCTGAGCAGGCGCGGCGCTCCTACCAGTTTGCACGTGAGTTCCACGACCATGTTTTTGACGGTGAGGGATATTTCGACATGGAAAACATTAAACCGCTTTCCATTGAAACTAAAATGCTTTCGCTCGGTTCGCGGCTTCAGCAGTTCGGCTTGCCCGGCATTGATTTTAAGTTAACTAATAATACGACGCTCACCTACACTGCGGGCAAGATTGTGCACCAGACGATTAACCCGGACGGCCTGCGCGAATGGATTATCCCTGCCAATACGGTGAGCGGAATTTCCACCGCTTTCAATAATATCTATGTGAAGTGTCAGCGCGTGGGCAATAACGCCAGTATTATCGTCACCACGCAGCAGATTAAGGTTGAGCAGGATCCGGATTTCTTTCACTTTGAAGTTGGGTACTTATCCAGCATCATCGACGGTATCCGGAAAATTAAAACGACCTACGGCTTCGCACAGCTGAACCCGGCGGAACTTGCGATCGGGCGGATCAGCTCGCCCAGTGGCGGCAACTTTATCGACCTGAAGCCTGACGGGATTGATATTAACGGAAAGGTGACCTTTGCTGCGGGATCACCCGCGCAAACGTATGTGGATGGGCAGGTGGCAAACGCTACACAGGCGGCCAATAACGCCAATACCGCCGCCCAAAATGCGCAAAGCTCCGCCAATGCGGCTAACGCTGCGGTAGGGAATTTAAACACCTATATCGACGGTGCGTTTGCAGATGGACTGATTTCCGAAACTGAAGCGATTGCCATAGAAAAGTATATCAATACGATTAATGCGGAAAAGTCCGCGTTTGATAAGCAATTTACGACACTGTACGCAAACGTCTTTTTGACCGGCACACCGAAAACGAATTTAAACAGCGCGAAAACCGCCTACAATACAGCAACCACGAACCTGATTAATTCGATTAATACGGCAATTGCGGATAAGAAGGTGACGCCGGCTGAAAAAACGGATGTAAATAATAAGTTTACGGCGTACAATACCGCAGCAGGTACCCTGCAGCAGCGCATTGAGGAAGCTAATTCTTCGATCCAAACGGCTATTAATACCAACGCCACGAACGCTCAAACAGCAGCGAATAACGCCCAGGCGACTGCAAATAACGCGATCGGTCAAATCACGGATATTGGCAGCGACAATAAATTAAGTCCTTCCGAAAAGCAGCAGACACAGGTAGAATGGAACAGAATCCAGGCGGAGTATGCACAATATTCCGGCATTGCTTCGACCTTGCAGGTGTCGGCTACCACATACACCAGTGCGTATAATACACTAAACACTTACATCACGCCGCTACTGGCGAACCTGGGTATTACTTCTGACATTATCGGCAATACCTTCCGGGCAAACTTTACAACCTATTATACGCAGTTTGTGCAGATTGTAACTGATATTGAGAATAAAAAAATAGAAAATATCCAAATAGGAGGTGCAAATCTTTTGCTAAAAACTGGTGACCCGACGTCTTTTTTATCAAAAGGCGGTCTTACTGGATTTCAAATAAGAAAGACAAATGGTGATGGCATAGAAACGCCAAATGGTGCTAACGGATTTTATATTTTCGGAGGATCAGGCGATCAGTACACGGGTTATTCTGCAATTTTGAAATTAAAACCAAATACAGAATACACGCTTAGCTTTGATTTCAGTTGGGGCGGAACAATTGCGAGTTCAAGCTATTATTTTTTAGGTGATTCGCCGGGTGCTACTGGCACGGCGTACAATATTCCATACACGCAACCAAAAAGTTTATTTAATAAAGTTGCTATAAAATTTAAAACTAATTCTACAAATATTTACTTCAAGCTGCGGCTGGGAAAAACAGGGGCAACTGCTTATTGGCTGTTTTTCGCAAACTTTAAATTAGAAGAGGGAAATGTTGCAACTCCTTGGACTCCGGCATGGGAAGATATTTCCGCCGAAATAGCGAATGTATCGGCACAGTCCGCCAACGCGCTCGCACAAGCGCAAAACGCGCAGAATACAGCAGCGGCATTGCAGCAGGTTACCAGCTTTATGCAAACAACTGCACAAGGCAACGTAATAGCAACCGGTACGCTGGGAGTGGGCGATGTGAACGGCGGGAATGCGGGAATTACGGGGGCGACGGATCGGGGTACGAAATCAGTCCGGTTTTGGGCGGGCTCAGATTATGCCGGCAAAAACATGGCAGGATGGCTGGTTCGGCATGACGGTGTAACGGAACGCTGGTTTAATGGCGTACTCATCGAGCAGGCTGGCGTAATAAACGGGCAATGGCAAAACTTAAAGTTCAACCTGGATGGTGTGTTGGCTAAAAAGGAGGCGATTGTTAACGGAAAGATTGTCGAGGAGTGGTATAACAACGGAAAGTTGGCTTATCAGATCGGTCAGAATGGGATTTATTATGTTGTCGAGGTTCCGGAGAGCTATACTGAATATTGGCTTTTAGATTTACAATCAAACACCAACACATCTGATGGCTCTGTTTTTCATCAAAAGCTCAGATGGAGCATGTTGCAAAGTGAGGCTAATCCAACCCGTTTTATTCTAGGCGGAAACAAGACCTCCTATTTTTATAGCGCAGGTCAGAATGTTTACAGCGAAGGAAACAAGCAATATGAAGGATATAAAAACACCAGAAGCAAAGTAGATAATATACCGGATGGATGGTATGCTTATTCTGAGTTAGGAGAAATGCTGCACGAATCGATTGACGGAAGTAAGAGAATTGCTGTACTTATCCGGGTGGTAAACGGTAAAGCGATAGACCAAATAGTTACCGCAGTGGAAACCAGGGGACACGTATTTATAACATTTTAAAATAATAAAAATGCAAAATCTAACAATTACAAACAGACAGACAACCGTTAATGCTACACAGGAAATTAACGGCAACACGGCTAACTTCAGCTGGACAAAAAACGAAGGCGAGGACATTAGCGCGATTAATTTCTACGTGCAGCGCGGCGTTGTTGGCGGCGAGGGTTTCACAGGTAACAACGTGATTTCTGGTCAGTATTACCCACAAAGCGCAAAATTCGACGTACAAAATAACAATCTGCAGGCAGGTGATTTGGAAATGTACGCGGATATTCTGGCAATTTGCGAGGGTATTGCGACTGAAAAGGTAGCGAAACTGAAAAGGTAATTCCACAGGGAGGATAAAAACGTCCTCCGCTTTAAAAAACTCTCACATCTTTTAAACATAAGCACGAAGCTACGGAGGACTAAAAATCTTCTGAGGCTTCGTGCTTTTTTTATGTTAAGATGTGAGAGACGCAAATATAAATTAAATATCAAGTATATGTCAAACTTTAAGTACAAAGAGCAGCATGCCGTCATCATTAAGACGGACAGCGAAAAAGAGCAAAAGGAGTTATTCGAAAAGCTTCAAAAAATGGGATTTAAAAATTTAAAAGTAGTATCCGTATGAAACCGCAAGGTTCCATTTAACCAACAAAAAAGTATTATTAAAATGAAAATTCATGTTAAGCACACCTGCGAAAATTACACTGGCTTTCGCAGCGAAAAAGTTAAAAGCCTGTTTAATGCCGAGAGCGGCCACAACTGGGAGCACGTTGCCGAGTTGCCTATTGAGGATGGCGACTGGCAGATCGGTGTAATCGTGGGTCCGTCCGGATCCGGGAAAACCTCAATCGGAAAAAAGATATGGCCGGGTGCCGGCGTGGTTGATCTGTCTGCCGGCTGGAATGCAGATCTGCCCATTATCGAAGATATTGCGCCCAATGCAGACAGTATGAATATTGTTACCGCGGCATTGTCGGCTGTAGGTCTCGGCGATGTTCCGGCGTGGCTCCGACCGTTTAAGGTGCTGTCCAACGGTGAGCAGTTCCGCGCCGGGCTTGCGAGGCTAATCTGCGAAGCGCCGGACCGGGCGGTCGTAGATGAGTTCACCTCCGTAGTGGATAGGCAGATTGCCAAAATCGGAGCTGCAGCCTTTGCGAAGAGCTGGCGCAGAACCGGAAAACAGATTGTGCTCCTCTCCTGCCACTATGATGTGATTGACTGGCTACAGCCGGACTGGGTTTATGATACGCGGGTATCGGAAGTAAAAAAAAAGCCCACAAACGGCCGAATATCAAGCTCGATATTTGGAAGGTCAACGGAAGTTACTGGCGATTTTTTAAGGAGCATTATTATTTAGACCTGAAACACCCGCCGGCCGCTGAGTATTTTGTCGGGACCGTTAACGGTGAGTTGGTTTGTCATGTTGCCGTTTGCCCTATGTTTACGGCTAAAGCATATCGTGCCACGCGCCTGGTTGTAATGCCGGAGTGGCAAGGGGCCGGTGTAGGTACTACCTTCTTAAACGCGGTTATGCAGCACCATCTGGAGGGGAAGGGACGCCGCGGGCATAAGTTCCCGACATTCTTTCACACCTCGCATCCACAATTGTGCGGTTATTTGCGTAACTCCAGGAAGTGGCTGCATACGAGTGCGAAGCTGCACGGGGCCAATAAGGCGCGCAGCGCGGCATCAATTGCGCGAACATCAAAGGGATTCCCGGGTGACAGTGATAAAAAGCTGGCGGCGGGCTTTGGCGGGCATTTCAGGGCCATACAAGGATTTAAATATATTGGAGAAAATGGAGAAATTTAAAGTTTTTATAAGTGGTCAGAAGTATTTCGGTGAGGCTGTTTTTGACCTGTGCCTTCGTCTAAGCATCCAGGTGGTAGGCGTATGCTGCCCGCTTGATGACAAGTATTTAGGTGCGGCGGCTCGCCGGTTTGGCGTGCCTATCATTCCGGCCGGCTCACTTACGGCAGATAAGATGCCGGACTGTGATCTCGGGATTACGGCGCACTCATTTGATTATGTGGGTAAGAAAACCCGGTATATCCCGCGCCTTGGCTGGATTGGCTATCACCCCAGCCTACTGCCGCGGCACCGTGGTCGGTCGTCCATTGAGTGGGCTATTCGTATGAACGAACCTGTCACAGGTGGTACGGTGTTTTGGCTGAATGCGGGTATTGATCGTGGCGACATTGCGTATCAGGATTGGTGCTGGATCCCGCCGGAGTATCACTTGTCGCCGAGAGAATCGGCCGGAAGGCTATGGCGCGATCAGCTGTGTCCAATCGGTTTAAACCTACTTGAAATCGCGTTGAAAGATCTTTTAAATGGCGTTGTAAAGCGGCGGCCACAAGACCCGAAGTACAGCACCTTTGAGCCGGACACAAATGTGAAAGACATCTACCGCCCTGACCTGCTCATGCTGGATTATGAATTAAACAGCGATTAAACAGGGACCGTGAGCCCTTGTATTGTCTATTGCAAAAAGACCGCGTATGTGCGGTCTTTTTTTTGGACATTTCGTTTTGAATGTTGGGACATTTGGTTTTGCCGATTATATCACGTCTTTATTTACATATTCTCACAAAACATCTCGCTATTAATAAAATTAAGTTTAATATAAGATGTTAGTTATCAAAACATTATATGATACAAACGACTACAATCGATATTAAGTGATTTTAAACCGGATAACTTTTAGCCGCCGCTGCACCTTTGCTCTAGAGATTTGGGAAAAATCAGTGAAGCCCTTATCTGAACGTTTAATCACAAAAATTTAATGTCATGTCACTAAGAAACAAAGTAAGCCTCATTGGCCGCACCGGAAAGGAAGTTGAAATCGTACAGTTCAACAATGGAAGAATCGCGAAAGTAAGCCTCGCGACTACCGATTATTACACCAACGCTATGGGCGAAAAGGTGGAAGAAACACAATGGCACAGTCTGATTGTCAATGGTAAGCTCGTGGACATCATGGAAAAGTACGTCCAGAAAGGAAAAGAAATTGCCGTCGAAGGAAAAATTGTCTACCGCAATTATGAAGACAAAGAAGGCGTGAAGCGCTATACCACGGATATCCGTGTAGAACAACTCATGTTGTTAGGCTCCAAATAAAAATAACTGCCGGCAGGAGCCATCCTGCCGGCTTCTCATTCCAAACACCCAATCACAATGAAAACGAAAATATTTAAAATAAGACTCACCGATGGCCTGATACAGCAGGACCAGGCAGCGCTTGATCTCTTTCTGGCTGCTCATCATGTATTGACCTATGAAACCGCATTCGTGAAGCAGGAAGACGATTGTTACTGGTCTGTCATCCTGTACTACGAAGAAATGCAGGTGCGTATCCAGGAAATGCCGCCCGGGAAATATGCCGCGGAGCAGGAGCAGCTGAATGAAGATGAAATAAAGATTCTCGATTCCCTGAAGTTATGGCGCAGCGAAAAGGCGCGGGAGAAAAAGATTCCGGTTTACCTTGTGGCGACCAATAAGGAGCTACTCTCGATAGCGAAATACCGGCCGGCCAAAAAAGAGGAGCTGGTGGATATTAAAGGTTTTGGGAAATACAAAATCGAAAACTACGGTTCCGAAATTCTGGAAATTCTGGAAATGGTCTGAATGCGGACGCGCGTTCCTGTAGTTACGGCTCTTCGCCAGCTTGGGTAATCATTTGCGTTTGCGTAATTTTGCGCCTCAAGAAACTACCGCTTATGAAACCAGGACTGGCTAAAGGAACGCGCGATTTTTCCGCACAGGAAGTACAGCGCCGTAAATATATAATTGATATACTGCGCCGTAATTTTGAACTCTTTGGATTTCAGCCGCTGGAAACGCCCAGCTTCGAAAACCTTTCCACCCTGACCGGAAAATACGGCGAGGAAGGTGACCGGCTGATATTTAAAATCCTGAACAGCGGCGATTATGCTGCGAAGGCAAATGATGCCGATTGGGAGGCGCGGAATTCGCAAAAGCTTACGGCACAACTCAGCGAAAAAGCTTTGCGTTATGACCTCACGGTTCCCTTCGCCCGGCACGTGGCCATGAATCATGGGCAGCTTACCTTCCCTTTCAAAAGGTACCAGATCCAGCCGGTCTGGCGGGCAGACCGTCCTCAAAAAGGACGTTACCGCGAATTTTACCAGTGCGATGCGGATGTAGTGGGCAGTGAGAGCCTGTGGCTGGAAGTGGAGCTGGTGCAGCTGTACCTGAAATCATTTCAGGAGTTAGGGGTCCCGGTGGTATTGCACTTAAATAACCGGAAAATCCTGTCCGGTCTGGCGGAATACGCCGGCATCGGCAATCAGCTGGTCGATTTCACCGTGGCACTGGATAAACTGGATAAGATTGGTAGGGAAGGCGTTGTAAAAGAATTGTATGAAAAAGGAATTTCTGAGGAAGCGGTGGCTAAACTGGAGTTCCTGTTTACACCGACAGAAGATGCGCTGGAAAGCATACAGCTGCTGAAGGAGAAATTTGCCGGTAATGAAACCGGCAGCGCAGGTGTGGCAGAGCTGGAATTCGTGTTGGAGCAAAGCTTTGCGATGGGTGTCCAGCGTGATCAGCTGCGGTTTGATGTCACCCTGGCGCGTGGCCTGGATTATTACACCGGAGCGATTTTCGAGGTGAAAGCGCAGGGCGTGCAGGTAGGGTCTATCGGTGGCGGCGGCCGCTACGACAGCCTCACCGAAATGTTTGGTGTGAAGGAAATGCCGGGCATCGGAATCTCTTTTGGTCTCGACCGCATCTACCTGGTTATGGAAGAACTGAATCTGTTCCCGGAAGACGCCGTGCATCAGGCACAGTATCTTTTTGCCAACTATGGAAAAACAGAAGCACTGGAAGCCTTGCAACTGATCATGGAACTGCGCAGCGCCGGTATTGCCGCCGAACTATATCCGGAAGACGCCAAGCTGAAAAAGCAGTTTACCTACGCTGAAAAGAAAGGAATCCCCAATCTGGTCTTCTATGGTGACCGCGAGATCGCTGATAAAATGATTACTATTAAAAACCTTAACTCCGGCGAACAGCATACCATTGCACTGGAAGATTTTCTGACCGGCGTGCGTACCGGTTTATAAAGTCTGGTCGTGTCTTTTATCTGGCCATGCTTTAATTCTTTCTTAAGCAAAAAAGATTTGCGCCGATTGGAATTATTTTCGTAACATTGCACTTCAAATTTACAGGCATCGCTTGCGATATTTGAAAATGGGGGATTAGCTCATCTGGCTAGAGCGTTAGACTGGCAGTCTAAAGGTGGTCGGTTCGATCCCGATATCCTCCACAAGCCGTTTGCATTTGCGAACGGCTTTTTTATTTGTGCTCGTCTTTATTTCTCCATAAAAAACCACCCGTCATTCAGGTGGTTATTGTTTAAGGAGATGTAAGGATGCCGAATATCAATTACCAGCTTTCGTCTGCGCTTTCATCATAATCTTCTTCATCCTCGTAGTCATCCTCTTCGTCGTACTCATCGGTATCATACTCATCTCCAAAATCATCTTCGTAGTCATCCTCTTCCGCTTCGAAGTTAATGAACGATTCGGCGATATCGGTCAGTTCAAAATCTGTTTCTTCTTCTTCTTCCAGCGTATCTTCGAGCAGGTCCACGGCTTTGTCGTAGCCGAGCGTAATTGCAAGCTGTACCAGGCCACCGTAGGTAGCGATCTCATAATGCTCGATTTTCTGGGCGGCGATAATCAGGGCGGCATCTCTGGTCATCGAGCCATCCTGTGTGGATTTTATGATTTTTTCGGCTTCTTTAATTAAACCTTCGATCGCATCGCATTTCTGCTTCGCCGGTTCTTCACCGATCTCACGGAATACTTTTTCGAGCCGCGTAATCTGGCGGCGTGTCAGCAGTTCATGGTCTTCAAAGGCGTCCTGCAGTTCCTCGGTGGTCGCGGCTTCACGCATCTTTGGAAGCTTTTCTACCATAGCGTGTTCAGCATAATAAATATCTTTCAGTGCGCTCACAAAAAACTCCATCAGTGGTTTATCTTCATTCTGCGGACTACTGCTGCTGCTGTCTGTGGAGGTGGTGCTTGCGCTTTTGTTCTCACCTGTGTTTTTGTCTGTACTTGTACTGGTCGTGCCTGCCGAATCGGTGGATGTGCCGCTGGTTGTTTTAGTGCTTTTATCACCGGTTGCTGCTGCAGAAGCTGTTTTACCGAGCTCGCTTTTGCCTGCCGCTGTTGTTTCGGTTCCGGTCCTGGTATCGGTGTTTTTATTTTTATCAGCTGCCGCCGCTTTTTTACCCGTATCAGTTCCGGTGCTGTTTCCGGAAGTTGCTGTTGCGCTGTCGGTGCTGGTGGTCTTGGCTGTTGTGCTTTTATCTTTATCAGTTGACTTTTCCATTGTATTTTTTTTTAATGTGTAAGAAAAATAAAGGAGACCCGAAGCCTCCTTTATCAGGGTATATGAATGTAAACTAAGAGTTGTTACCTCTTCTTCCGAAACCGGATCTGCCCGATCTGGAAGAGCTGCCGCGTCCGCCACCGTGTGATGCGCGTCCGCCCATGGCTGCAATTCTTCTTACTTCAGATTTCGACATGGAAGCAAAACCTCTTCCGGAAGTGCCGACGCCGGAATTTCCTCTTCCGGAACCTGAGCCCGAAGAGCCTCCGCGTCCTAAGCTGCTGCCTCCTGAGTTACCGCCTCTGCCGGAGTTACCGGAATTTCCTCTGCCCGATGATGATCCGCCGCGTCCACCGCCGTGTGAAGCGTGTCCGCCCATAGCGGCAATTCTTCTTACTTCAGATTTCGGCATGGAAGCAAATCCTCTTCTGGAAGTGCCGCCGCCAGAATTACCTCTTCTGGGACCAGAGCCTGAAGAACGTCCGCGTCCTGAGCTGCCGCCTCTTCCTGAATTATTTCCGCCTCTGCCGGAATTACCGGAGTTTCCTCGGCCGGATGATGATCCGCGTCCGCCGCCGTGAGAAGCATGTCCGCCCATAGCGGCAATTCTTCTTACTTCAGATTTCGGCATGGAAGCAAAGCCTCTTCCGCCGCCGGATCTGCCGCCGCCGGAATTACCTCTTCCGGAACCAGAGCCTGAAGAACGTCCGCGTCCTGAGCTGCCGCCTCTTCCTGAATTATTTCCGCCTCTTCCTGAGCCACCGGAATTTCCTCGGCCGGATGATGATCCGCCGCCGTGTGAAGCGCGTCCGCCCATAGCGGCAATTCTCCTTACTTCGGATTTAGGCATAGCGGCAAAGCCTCTTCCGCTACCTGAACGGCTGCGGCCTGAAGAACTCCGGCCCGAACTGCTTCCTCTGCCGGAAGATGATCTGCCGCGTCCGGAGCCGGAGCTACTGCCGCCACTGGTGAATCTGCCCTGGCTATCTCTCATGCGGCCGCTTCGGCTGTCGTAGTGGTCATCTTCATCGTCATCATAGTCTTCGTCGTAATCTTCGTCATCATCATAATCATAGTCATCGTCATCATAATCATCGTCGTCATCATCGTCGTCGTCGTAATCATCATCATAATCATCATCATACTCGTTGTCGTAATCATAATCATCGTTGTCATAATCCTCATCGTAGTCGTCATCATCATAATCATCGTTGTCATAATCCTCATCGTAGTCGTCATCATCATACTCATCTTCATCATAGTAATCATCATAATCGTGATGCTGTGACTGGTATCTGTGGTCGTCTTCGTGGTCGTAGGATTGAAATCTATTGCTTCCTGAACGTGAATTGTTCGATCTTCTGCGGTTCATAGTAAAAATTTTATGTTAATAATTGGTGAAAGAAAATCACCGGAGCAGTAGCTAGCATTTTGCTCCGATGATTCGTTATGCAGAGCATCAAGTAGAATGCCAGAGAAATGATAAATACACTATTGTGTAACAAAAATTATTAATATTATATGTTTAATATCTATGTGTTAAATATATGTTAATCATAAATAAAAATACCTGCACTGTAATGGTGTTAACCTTTGCCGCCATTTTGCCTTAAAATTGAAAAGTGGCCAGAACGTAATTGTTGAGAATTTTCGTGCCGCCTTTAAAAGGAATTAAAATAATTTAAGAACAGCAGACAGAGTGGAGTTTAATTGTATAGGAAAACCGCAGATGGGTGGTTGTAGTAAAACTACTACACTTTTCAAATTTTAGGTCTGCAAGCTGATTTAATTCAATGAAAGCTGGTACATTTACGAGAGTGCCTCTAAAAATGATCTTTATTGATGTCTTGACAGAAATAAAAATCAGACAATTATTAAGGTAATTAAAAGTTATTATGACTGGCGGCTGAAAACAGAAAGGAATTTTTCGCGTACTAATCTCTTGATTATATGCTTTGCACCTGTTTTCGGCGCTTCTAAAAAAATCGAAGCTATGACTACAATGAGTTCTGACCCTACACCTGCGCAAACCGCTTTCACCTACGCCTGGTATAAAGAAGCTGAGTATGCGATGCGGACCCGTTCCTATCTGACGTTGGGCACAGGCAAAGCCAATGAAACCCAAACAGAAGAAATATGGACCTTGCAGCCCGGCGATTTTAATCAGCTGGATCTGCATATTTCACCGAAAGTGTACCCTCAGTTTGACCGTCAGATGAAGCCTTTCTATGATTTGCTGCATTCAATTGAAGCGGTGACCCGACACCTCGAGCTGCAGCTGGGCCCGGATAAAACCGTTTCGGGGATCCGCAATCAGGAGGAAATCTGGCAGAAATGGGAAAGTGTGAAAGAAAAAGAGTTTAAATTTCTGGAACTGATTAACCAGAACAATAAACAGGTCATCGATACATATGATCAGGAAATTGCACAGACCGGTGAGAACCTGCGGCGCAGCCTGATGTATCAGTTGATGTTTTATCCGTTTTCTGAAGACCAACCGGAGAGCGGCCCGTTCGCTGCACGCGAAACTCCCTCGGTGCTGTTTCCCGGTGAGCTGCTTACCTACGCGTCCGCGTACGAAATTAAAGAGGCAGCTGCAGGCTATGAAATGAAAGTGAAGGGCGCTGCGGAAACGGTTCCGCCTCCGTTCCCGAAACGATATGAGCAGGAATATAAAGAAATGCTCAACCTGCCGCTGGAGTACGATTTTAGTCTGGAAGGTAGCTATTCCTTTAATGACGACTCGGTTTTAGCAGAAGCTGTCTTTCATGTGAAGGAACGATTGAATGACCTTATGTTTTATGTATGTGAATACCATATTGAACTTTTAAAATAAGTACGGAATGAGTCAGTTATATATAGCGCAGGATACGCCGCTGCAATGTACAGACGGCAGACGGCTGATCGGAATCGGCGTGAGTTCACAATCATCTGTATATCTGAAAGGCGGCACCAAATTAATGGCTACGGAAAAAGACCGGTTTAAGGATAACTTCATTTGTCCGAAAATGATGGCGGCCGGCGCCATCGCCGGTGCAGCACTGGCGGCTGCTTTTTCTGGCGGTTTGTTTATGATTGCGGCAGCTGCCTTCGCCGGGAGCGCCCTGATTGATGATGCGCTGAACATCTGCTCGCTGTTGTGCAAAGGCAGCCAATGGTCCGGTACGCATCCGAAAGTACGGATTGAAGGGAAGAAACCCTTGCTCCAGGATTCAAAACTTAAATGTTTCCTCGGCGGACAGGTAGGTTTCATGCTGTTGTCGGCGCCGGAAATTCAGGAGGCCATGAATGCTGCTAAGATGGCGCAGGATTCGTACCAGGACAACGATGCCAAAAATCCAGCGCAGATCGGCGATTACACCCGTGTAAATACGGACAGCCAGGCGGCGCTGGATGATTTGTTCGGGCCGGGAACCTTAACGCCGGCTGATTTTAATACCAATGCCAAAAATGGTTTTTATGCATCACTCTACCGCAACGGTGAAACAGGCGATTACTTTGTGGCTTTCCGCGGCTCCGAACCAAAAGGCTTGCAGTTTTATCATGACTGGTTTATCGAAGACGGCGGCCAGGCCTTGGGTTTCCGTACCCCGCAAATCGAAAAAACCAGAATGCTCGCTGAAAAAATGTCGCGGGCGGCACCGGATCAGGTGCAGTTTACCGGCCACTCGCTGGGCGGTGGTAATAGTGCCATGGCTTCCTACTATACAGGATTGCCCGGCTATACCTTCAATGCCAGAGGGGTGCACCGCCGCACCCTGGAATACCTGGATGAGAAGCAAGCCGTGGGAAGCACGGATCAGATTATTAATTACAGCACGAGCAACGACATACTTAATGCACTCCAGAACAACCGAGAAGGCTTGCTGGCTACCATCGGCGGTTCCCGTTTCAATCTTTTAAAAGCCCTCGGAATCGGAGGTCTCGCCGATGGTGCCGTGCCGCGTGCTTTGGGACAACAGAATGAAATCTTCGGATACATCGATAAAAATGAAGGACTCGGCCCGAGTACAATTGGCAGCGGACACAGTGCTTATGCCGACGCCCTGGAGGCGATGGTCGCTGCCATGAATACTACAGTACTTGCCAAAAATGTTTAGACCATGAAAAAGAATCTTTTATACTTAATACTTACCCTTATGTTTCTTACTGCCTGTCTTGATAGCCGTTCCCGCCGCAAACAAAACCGTGAACAATACCCGCCGGAAAGAATGTTTACCAATGTGCAGTTGGACGCGGCCAAAAGTATGTATAACGGCAACCTGGCCAAAATGGAAGAAACGCTGCGTGCACATCCGGCGCAAATCAATCAGCTCAGCCCTCAGGGATATACACTGCTGATGTACGCCGCCATCATCGAAGATCTGCCCGCAATGGAAAAACTGCTGGAACTGAAGGCGAACCCCGATATCATCACTCCCTTCCAGGGGCTGAATGATACACCGGTAAATCAGGCCGTTGCAACCAATAATTATGAAATGCTGAAACTTCTTTTAAAATACAAAGCGTCACTGAATCCTGCCTTAGGAAAGTCGCCGCTGGTCGTGGCGATGACGCTCGGTGATGCAGCTACCGAGAGAAAAATGATTGATTTTCTGCTGGAACACGGTGCGGATGTAAATCATCAGGCGATCAACGGGGATAATATCCTGGAGGCGGCCGCGAGTGATGATCTCGAACTGGCCGAATATCTGCTCGCCAAAGGAGCACAGCCCATGATCCCGGGTACGACGCTCGTGCCGGTAGCCAGCTTTGTGGAATGGAAAGAAAGTCAGTTAAAAAAAGCAAAGAAAGCTGATGCAGATTATCAGTCCCGCTTGCAGGGGTTTAAACAAAAACTTCAGCAAGACTATAAAGTGTCCTTTCCGGTCCGGAAAGATCCTGTGCAGGAAGCGCAGCATTATATAAGATTATATGAGAAACTAAACCCTGCCGATAAAACCACCATTAATTTTGACAATAACTATGGTCAAAACCGGTACGAAGAGAGCCGACGGCTATTGGCTAAATAATCTTCCGGACGATATATAATAATGAATAACAGAAAGATGCATGAAAATTGCTACTGAAATTTATTTAAACTTTTTCTGTGATCAGCTTCAATTAATGCGCTAAATTATCATCGTAAACTAATTATAAATCTTAATTAAAAAATATACTTCGCCACCTTTTCAACTTCTCCAAAACACAATATTATGCTTAACAATAACTCTAATTCCGGTATGAACGGTGCTACGGTGCAGGAAAGCAATCCGAGAAAACAGCCTGTTTCTAAAATTTATAACGCGGCCGCTATTGCAGCCAATCAGATCCTGGGTATTAACCGGGTGGTTAATCTGAAGATCATCGTGGAAGGATATATTATCCGGCATTTTGATTATTTTACTTTAAACCAAAGTGCTTCGCGCCATCATGAGTTCGAATTAAAATTGCCCGGTGACGCGCTGGATCAGTATGAAAATCATGAACTGAACGAAGCACAAAAGTTTCTGGGAAAACGGCTGACGGTGGTGTTTCATTATAAAGATGTAATGGACAGTCCGGAGCGAACTTTTGTGGGAGTCATTACGGAAGTGGGGTACGAGCAGGAGCAGGGAAGTCTGGGTAAAATAGTGCTGACCGGTTTTAGCCCAACTATATTGCTGGATGCGGCACCGCATACCCAAAGCCTGGGCGGCGGACAACCGATTAGTCTGAACAGTGTGGCTTCTGAACTGATCAGTCAGGGCCTGGGCACTTCCAAATATGATGTGCGGGTTGAATGCGGATATCAGAAAAATTTGCCATACACGTCGCAATACAATGAAACTCATTTCAATTATCTCGCCCGGATGGCGGAGGCATACGGTGAACAATTCTTTTATGATGGCGAAGTGCTGCATTTCGGGAAACTGCCGCCGCCGCAGAAATCACTTGAATTTGTGTACGGCAGTAACGTAACGGATATAAAAATTAAGATGCGCGCGGTGCATGTGAAGCCTACTTTTTATGGTTACAACAGTGCAAACAACGAGAAACTGACCTCGGGCGAGTCGCCGGTGCGCCACGTGTCCGATATTGCCAACAGGGCTTATCAGATTTCGCAGCAAACCTTCAGTACTCCTTCATTGCGGGTGGCACCGCTGAAGGCAGAAAATTATCATGATGTGGAAGCATCGCAAACGGGAACGGCCGGCAGCAGGGCGGCGGAAGTGTTCGTGACCAGCGGCAGCACCTCGATACCGTTTTTATATCCCGGCTGTACGGCTGAAATCAATATGCGCAAACGCGACACGAACAGTACATCCTATTTTACCAAACTGATGGTTACCCAGGTTACGCACAAAGTGGACGGGCGCGGCCATTACGAAGGCACTTTTGAAGCGATTGCAGCGGACAGCGGTTTTTTACCACGTCCGGAGTTTACCCTGCCGATGGCCGAGGCACAGACCGCAACGGTGATCAGTAATTCAGATCCCACGAACCAGGGCCGGGTGCAGGTACGCTTTGATTGGCAGATGCATGACGTTACCAATTTCATCCGTGTGATGACACCCGACGGCGGGGGCAGTGA